CCCGGCGCAGGATATTCTGAATGCAATTGCTGTTGGCATTGTATCAGGTTTGTCCAGCACTGGTGTCAATCAGGTATACAAGCAGCTGAAAGATGGCACGGACAAGTAGAAGAAATCGCCAGCAGATGTGGTATTCATACCAAGTCGGGAAAGCACCTGGATATCTGAGAGATGAAAACGGTGACATTCAGTATGAGAGCTATATTGGAGCTGATGGGGAAGTATATTTTTATACCGATGACGAAGGTAAAAAAATCCCAAAAGAAAGCGGTGAAATGGAAGTGCTTTACAGCAATCCTATAAAGTTTTGGGGGACAATCACATCACAGCTAAAAAACGCTGTCATGCGAGCATGGGGCAGTGATAGTACAAACAATTATGCTACGCTCGTCTTAGCTAAACATGCAAAAGACTCTAACGGAAACAAACTTAGCTTGCCGTTTGGAGCAAGAATCTGGCTACACTCAGAAATCAAAACGAAACCAAACGGATCACCAGATGAAAATTCAGCTGATTATCAAGTGAGTGGAATCATGAATGAAGCACTGAATGAAACGTCTTACTATCTGCAGGTATTGCAGCAAAGCGAGGAAAAAACCTAATGGCAAAGGCTTTGGAAATAAAGGTGAGCGGAGTAGATGAAGCCATAAGGATGTTGGAACGTTACCAGAAAACGTTCCAAACGCGAGTAGAGCTTTTCATGAAGAAGCTTACTGATTACGGAGTTGAAAAAGCAACAGAAGAAGTCTTGACGATGGATGCAGTATTTACTGGTGAACTTGTAAATAGCATTCACTCAACCGAGATAGAGAGCAACGCAGAGCGAGTTATCTTTGCAGTAGAAGCTGATTCAGAACATGCTATCTATGTAGAGATGGGAACAGGAATCATAGGCGCTACTACTCCGTATCCAGGCAAGCTCCCGGCTATTTATGCGCAAGGAAAAACAATTAGAAAAACGGCAGATGGTAGATATGGTTGGTATTATCTGGGGGGAGATGGTAAGTGGTACTTTACAGAAGGTATGCCGTCAAGACCATTCATGTATCACGCCGCAACACAAATGAGACATGATATTGAAAGAATTGCAAGGGAGGTGTTCGGATAATGGCTCAGAATCAATGGGTCATCGACCTTGAGAGCAAGGTATTATCCCTTGTGAAAGGCAAGACATACAACAAGCTAAAGAAAAGATATCCACAAATAATGTACACCACCTCAAGCATAAGCAATGATTCACAACGCAATTTTCCCTGCGTGTACGTCCATGAGTTGGGTGGAAGCGAAGCAAACTCCGATCTGGAACGCACAAGAATCAACACTATAGTGGCAGGATTCCAAATTGAAGTGTATAGCAACACATCACAGCTAGACTGCAGAACTATAATGGCAGAAATTATGGACTGCCTAAAAAAGCTTATGTTCGATGTAAAAATGTCACCATATGCGGACAATCAATCACCAATATATCGTTATGTAGCACGCTTTGAAAGAACATTTGATTGGAATGATATTTTTTAAGCTCCATCGGCAAGATGGGGCTTTTTTAGTAGGAGGAATACAAAATGGCAGTAGGTTTAAAAAGTAGAATCATCTACAGAGAGAAGACAAAGGAAGATGGCGCAACCGATTACTGGGCAGGTGAATATAAGCTCTTGATCAGAGCAAAATCAATTCCATCACCTTTTGGCACTGTCAACATGGTTGATACATCAACCTTGGAAGACTTGATAGAGACTCAGGAACAGGGAAGAAGAGCAGCTGCATCAATGGAAGTACCAGGTGCATTTGAAAAAAAATATAAGGATGAACTAGTTAAAAACGAGGGAAAACAATTAGATATCTGCATCCTTTACGGCACAGATGGAAAAGGTTCAGAAGGAATTGTGGCTTTTGTAGGAACAGAATCTTTCGCGCCAGACGAGGCAACAGAAGATCACCTCACAGGAACAGCAACAATTGCCACAGTAACCGTTCCAAGGTGGATTGAGGATAGTTATACCGTATCTGTAACAGAAGATGAGAATGGTTATCCAACATCAATTACACTGGCAAAGAAAGAAATGTAACAGCTATATTCGGGAAGCGTGAGCTTCCCGTTTTTTGTTTAAAGGAGAATGAATTATGAAATTTATGAATTACGAAATTAAGTTTGGAATCGAAGCAACTACAAAGAGCGGAATTTTAAAGAAGATTAAAGAAATTCAACAGTCCAGTGATGATGAAGTTCAACAGTCCAGTGATGATTTTGTTGATGAGATTGAAATGATACTTAATATGCTTCCGGAGTTTTTGCTGGTAGGGCTGCAAAAAAGACATAAGGACGAGTTTGGATACGATTACAACACAAATAAAGGCAAGGAAGAGGCAACAGCAAAGGTATATGAATTGATTGATGAGTATACCGATCAGGAAGATTCAAGCATTAGGGAGCTTTTTGAAGAACTGATAAAAGAGGTGATGCAGAATGGTTTTTTCAAGAAGGAAGTTCTGCAGATGAAAGCGGAGAAAGAAGCGAAAGAGCAAAAAACAGAGTAATAGATCCAATTGATTATTACGATGAAAAGCTGCTTCCGTATTTTTTGTGCATTACGCAACAATACGGCTTTACTGCTGAAAAAATAGGCGATATGTGTCCGTGCGAGTTAAAACCATATGAACTTGCTTACAAGCTGCATCAACAGCAAGTCGATATGCAAAACCACATGCTTGGCAGGTATGTGAGAATGTCTATTTTATCAACACTGGGTAACAGCCAGTGGTTCAAAGGTAAGCATACACCGCCGTTCGAATATCCAGATATGCCTTTCTTGCAGCAGGAAGCGAAGAAAAGCAAAAACGGCAATGCGGAGTCAAATGAGGAAATCGCAGTGTACGAGATGAAGCAAAGAATCAGGCAGCTTGAAAAGCAAGGCTTGCCAGAGAGCCCGATCTAAGGGAGGAGGGATAAAATGAGTGAGGTAAATATTGATTCAATACGGATTGAAGCTAAAACAAATATCAAAGAAGCTATATCTGATATTGAAGCGTTGAAACAATCCCTAACCGGATTGGGCGACAACAAAAGCGGAATTGACCGCTACTCAACATCTGTAAATGGATTAACGCAAAGACTAACGAAGCTGACAGGGATAACCAACAAGACAGGAATTGCAGCAGTTGAGAAATCTGTAAGAGAACTGGCAGAAGCATCTATTAAGCTTAACAACCTACAACTTAACGAAAAGAAGGGTTCAATTTTTTCCGAGGACACATGGAAAAGGGCCATGGATAACGTAGAAAGTGCGATGGAAAATGTAAAAAATACCATCGCACAGAACGTTAAGGAGATTAGACAGCTAGACGGTGTTGAAAAGGCCTTTGATAACTATATCAAAAAAGCTCGAAACATAAAGATCCCGATTGGCGTAAAGAACGATTTAAATACAGACAGGGAATTTGCAAACTTGCGAAGTGTACTTGGCAAGAATTTTTCCACAACAAATAGTGGTACAGATTTTGTAGCGTTCATAGATGATATGAACAAATCAATAAATACCACATTTGATACTACAAAAAACGCAACAGATCTGTTCAAGGACGTAGTAGAACGTTTAAGAGATATACGCAAGGAAGCTGTGATGACATCACAAGATGTCATTAAAAACGGCTTGATTCCAGTACAGGAAATTGAATCCGAACTATCAAAGTTTGCCGCAAAAGACATACCTAACCTCAGTGAGAAGTATGGGCTTACAGAAAACGATGTTTATGGTGGCAAAAAACTATCAGAAAACAATGAAACAGAAAGTGTAAAAGAAGTCGCAAGCGCAATCGGGCAGAAGACCAGAGCATTTGAAAAAGAGCAACAGACTGTAACCGATGTTGTGAACAGTGAAATGAAAGACCTTATCAATCTAAGGTCAACCATCGAATCTGTTACGAATGCTGTAGGAGACGGAAAAGGTCTGGCAGGAGCATTCAAAGGGCTTAAAGAACTTGGCTTGGGCGAATTGGCTTCTTTGAAAAATATTGATTTCTCTGGAATTGCAAAGCTGAACAGGGAAAATTTAAAATCAATAATCGGAAAAGAACATACTGGACTATCAGATGCAGAAAAGAACATCATTCAAAATGCAGCGAATAAAGCCACTGCGCCAGAGAGCGTGCCGTGGTTAGAAGACTATAAAAATCTGATACAGCAAGCAAGGGAAGAAAGTCAAAAGTTTTTAGGTGAATTTTACGTTCCTGAGAGTGTCGAAGAGCTTCAAACTGAATTTGTGGGAATCTCAAAAGAGATAGTACGTTTGAAAGAAAACATGCAAGAAGCATTGAGAACTCTTGATACTGATGGTGTATCACAGATGGTTAATGACTTGTCGCAAGCGATAGCTTATGCGAATGATTTATCAACTATTGCAGCTCAAAAAGGTATAATGCTTAGACAGCCAAAAAGTGAATGGCAAGAGTATCCACCAAGCAGTTTTCCAGAAGAACTTCGTGGCAACGGCTTATCAAACGCAATGAGTCAAACTGCGAGGGAAACAAGCAACGCTTCAAACCAGCTAAGACAATACAATGAAGATGTATCAAAAGTAATCAGAACAGAACAGACATTTAAAGATGCCTTGGCTGCTGCTGCGCAAGAACCACCAATATTTAGAGACATGCCAGAGGATATCAACAGGCTGAACCGAAATATGCAGAAATTGCCAATTAGCCTATCCCAGTTAAAATCAGATATAAGTGATTTGGCAGGCATCATGGGTGGATTTGCAGGAAAGGCGATATCTGTAGCTGGTGCAATTGGCAAAATAGGATCTTTTGCAACAAAAGTAAATAAGCAGATATTGTCATTTACAAAAAGCTTTGCAAAGTTGTCATGGGAGTTTTTGAATTTTGGTTCAAGCAAAAACGCATTATCTGGGTTAAAGAGTCCGTTCAGCCAGTCCTCAGCTAGTCTTGGGGATTTTAACAAAAAATTAAAGCATGGAATCACAACTGTGTTGCGCTACGGTTTTGGAATCAGATCTTTGTATGTGCTGTTTAACAAGCTACGTTCAGGAATCAAGGATGGAATCAACAATCTTGTTATGTTTAGCGACAGGGCGAATAAGAGTTTGTCGTTATTGACATCTGACATGTCATATGTTGGAAATAGCGTAGCTGCGGCATTTGAGCCAATACTGAATATTGTTGCACCAATTATCGACCAAATTGTTGATTATGCAGTTGCAGGAATCAATGCTGTAGGTGCTTTCATAGCATCAATAACAGGGCAAACATCATATACGGTGGCTGTAAAAAACATCAAAGACTATCGTGATAGTTTAAATGGCACAGCATCTGCAGGAGATGCAGCAAGTGACGCAACTGATAAGTTAAAAGACAAGACTGATGAGTTAAAGCGTGAGTTAATGGGATTTGACGAAATTGAGAAGTTCTCAGAAGATCTCGATAACGCAGCTAACAGCGGTTCAGGAAGTGGAAGCGGAAGTGGTTCTGGAAACGGCTCAGGAACGGAAGATCCTATACTTTTTACAAAAAAGGATATACCAGGAGCGGTATCTAACTTTGCAGATCTTGTA